TTATTATTTGCGTATCCTGCTGCTGCTCCGCTTCCTGAACCAACACCATAAAGCGCGTGTGTTGAATAATTGGCAACAGTTGTGTCGCCATTGAATTCAATTACTCCTGAACCACTAGCGCCACCAACGCGAGTTGTATTACATAAGTATCTAATTTGCAAATGAGTATAGGTGCTAGGTATCCCACTAAAAGTAATGCTAGATGCAGAAGCAGATAGAGTTACACTGGAAATAGATTCATAGGCACCAGTAGGTGCCCACAGATTGCCAGAGATTGCAGAAGCCATAATTCCTAGCATTGGCATTAGGCTAAGTCTCCAAACACTATCCAACTATTAGCAGCAAGTTTCTTGCAGGTTGCACCAGAGTTGGCTACACGAAGTTTAGGTGTGGCACTAGTAGCACCAGTTGAAATAACAGTTGTTGTGCCAGGAGTTACTGCACCAATAGTAGGTTGTCCTGCACCTGTAATCCAGAACACGTTGATTTCAGTACCGACTGCAAAGTTGAATGTAGCATCGGTTGGAATGTTGAACTGCACAGATGCAGCGTTGTTCATTGAGAAGATGTTACCCTCATCGCCAGATGCAAATGTATATGCAGCAGTCTTAGCACTATAAGTGCTAGAGATTTTAGGGCTAGATATTACTGGGGTTGCAATAGTAGGGCTAGTCCCAAAGACAAGAGCACCTGAGCCAGTCTCATCTGAGATAACACCAGCAAGTTCAGCAGAGGTTGTAGCAGCAAGAGTAGATATTTTATCTGTAGTTACTACTAAAGTCTTAGTTGACGGAATAGTTGTGCCATTGATAGATGTGGCTGTAGCCACACCAAGCACAGGGGTAATAAGTGTTGGGCTATCATCTACTACAAACTTAGTACCAGTACCTGTCTGAGAGGCTATAGAGGTTGCTGGACCAACAGATGTAATAACACCAGTCAAGTTGCTAGGAGCAGTTGTAATGCCATCTACGTAACCTTTAGTGGTTGCATCTGTAGATACAGTAGGAGTTCCAAGTCCTGTAATCTTGTTAGTTCCCATAGCCAAAGCACCAGTCATAGCCTGTGTGCCATCGCGTAGTACTACAGATGTAGCAAATGAACCGCTGCTATTGATAGCAGTTGCAATTTCACCCAATGTATCAAGTGTTCCAGGAGCACCACCAACAAGGGCGGTAATCTGTGTATCTACATAACCTTTATTTGCGGCATCGGCTGCAGAAGTTGGTGAATCAAGATTTGTAATCTTCTGACTGTTTACTGACACAGCAGCAGATGGTGCAGCCATTTGGTCTAAACGAGATGTACGTACTTGGGTGTCAAAGTCTGAGACAGTTGATGCAGTCTGTGTGCCTGTGTGGTTAGCACGGGCTAATGGGTCAGTTGCTAGTTTAGATAAAGCAATTCCTGCAGCGGTATTTATATCTGCATTTACAATTGTATCATTAGCAATATCTGCAGAAACAATAGCACCAGTCAAAGCCAACTTGCTGTAAGCAATAGCAGCAGATGCGTTTATATCTGCATTGACCAGAGTACCGTCAGTAATCATTGCTGAGGTAATACCTGAAATAGTATTAGAGCCAGCGGCAATAGTCTTGTTGGTAATAGTCTGAGTATCTGTTGTTCCTAGAACAGCACCAGTAATTCCGTGTACTGATGTGCTTGCTTCAATGTGTGTATTAGACTCAGTCAAGTCACGACCAGTAACCATATGTCGAACTACTGCACCAGCAGAGTGGGCTACAGCAGTAGAACCATCAATGCCTCTAGCAATAGTAAGCGTGTTACCTGATGCATAGTTACTTACATCTACAATTTCTTCAAGAGCAGTATCTGGGTCAATAACAACTGTATAGGTTTCACTTACTGTAGGTGTCTTGCCACCCATAAGGTTAGCACCAGAACCTACTGTCATGCTAGTATCACCAGAGGTGATACCGCTAGTTAGCGTAGTCTGCTGTGCTCGGGAGGAATACTTTCTAATTGTCATTTATCTGCCTATCAAAGGGAGTAGTGGACACGGATAGGATATTTGTCTTGCTGGCTTTTTATTTCTTCGTTTAGTCTTTGATTGAACAAAGCATAAACTTGCTTAGTAAGGGATTGAGATGAACCGTATGGACGCTTGGAATCTGTCTCATCTGCTTGTGGGCTAACCATTGAAGCACGTGCTGGGTCAAGGTTAGATAGCAAACGATAGGTAGCACCAAGAATAACTAGGTCTTTGCAAGACTCTGGTAGTCCAGTTTGTGTTGCAAACTCTTGTACGTTAGTAGTAAAAGGAACTGGGTCTTTAGAGTATGCAATCTGAACAGTACGTCCCGAAGGGATGTAGTCATAGATGGATACAGTTTGACCGCTAGTAAATGCAGTTGTATTAGCATTGCCATCAAAGCGCCAAGTACGAATAGGTATCCACTCTTTACTTGCGCCTAATGCTTGATAAGCAATAGAAAGAATAGAACGAATGTTGAGTGTAGTGCCAGTAGCAGGCAATCTAAAGGCTGCAACTGCAGCGTTAGTTGTAATTGTAGTTGTATCGGCTGCAAAGATAGATGAGCCGATAGCAGTAATAGTGTCATTGATTGCACGCTTAATTACAAAGCGTGGGAATGTAGGAGCAATAGTAACCTTAGTACCTGCTGTATGTGAGGCAAGAGTAGTACCTAAGTATGCTCGACCATAAGGAGCAATAGTTGCTGTGTTACCAACTCTGTCATAGTTATCTACCCAGAATAGTTCTTCATCAATTTCAACAATACCTTTGCCTACGCTGTCAGTAGATGCAAGGGATAAAGTAATTGGTGCAGCAATAGTTGAAGCAGTTGCCGCAACATCTGCTGTAATGTGCGTAGCACGGTCTTGTTGAAGTGTATAACCTGAAAGGTTTATTGACACTTCATTTATCATATCTAATAATGTAGTCATTATACGTTTATGCTCCTTAGCGCAGCAATTGCTGACTTACCAGTAGTACTAGCAAGTTCATTACAGATAGCGTTGAGACCCTTGTATGCAGAAGGTTGACGTGCACCACTAGCCTTGATATTGAGAGCAGCAATAAGTCCTAAGCCAGTTGTACCAGCGTAAGTGTTTGCTGCACCCTGGTCTGCTTTGCCAGTTGTACCAGCAAGACGATTGAGTTCTGCAGTTAGACTGCTACCATCTTTACCTAGTGCCATTATCTATACCCCGCTGTTTTCTTTGCGATTGATTTAGGTTGCTTTACAAATTGTTTACCTTTAGCATTACCGCTAGCCTTGGCTTTATTAGTCGCTGCCTTTTCTGCAGGACTTAGGGAAGCCCAAGCAGCAGCAGGTAGATATCTCTTCTTGCCCTTTGATGGTTTGCCATCAGAAGTTTTCCACTTCTGTGCAGTCCAGTCTTTCAAAGACTGTTGAGATTTAGCCAGTGCCATTACTTGTAGCCTCCGCCTGCCTTCTTGTAACGAACAGCAAGTAGTTGTGCTTTACGAGCAGACCATTCGCCAGGGTCTCCCCCTGCAGAGCCAGCCTTGATACTCTTGAATAATTTTGCACGCATAGCAGGCTTGGTGTAGTTACCTGCAGCATTGACTGTAGATTTCTTTTTCATTTCTTAGCCTTGTTTCTAGCAGATATTGCTGCTGCTTTTTTCTTGGCATCAGCCTTAGAACTAGCACCCCAAGCCTGTAGTGATAAAAGTAATCTTGTTGGCGAGCCGTCAGGCTTGCGCTCTGGTCCTGGCATACCGCCCATACGGGCTAGGAAGGATGCCCTACGCGGGTTGTCTCCAGCCTTTACAGGCGCTTTGAGAGTGCCACCCTTATAAGATGCTCGACCTTTGGCATTGAGCCCTCCAGCGGGGTTCTTGCCTTCTTTACGTGTCCAGGCTGCTGTCATGATTCTTCCTTAGCCATACTTGAGAGTTTGATAATAAAACTTCTGATTCTTCTTTGACTGCTCCTATGAAGGTATCAATTGACCAGCCTGGCTGGAACTCGATACCTCTAGGGTCTTCCCATAGATAGTCATCAAATGCCATAATGCCACCTGGCTTGAGTAGTCTCCAAGAAAGTACTGCATCTTGTAGTACACCCTCTGCGGTGTGGTCTCCATCAATGTAGATAAAGTCAAAGGTGGGTTCTTCTATCGAACGCAGAAACTCTCTGCTATCCATCTTGTACTTAATTACATTAGGACGAAAGGCAATCCGTGAATCGTAGGTACGTTCAACATCTGACCAGTCCATAGTCTCGTGTTCTGCCTCATCTGAGCCAGCCCACGTATCTACATCTTCTAGAATAGAGTTCTTTTGGGTAAGTATGTTATCTACCAACCACGCAGATGCATCGCCTGTGAAGGCGCCAACCTGTAGGAATCTTAGACCTAACTTGCCAGCAAGTGGCATAAGTTGTGATTCAAAGTTTCCTTTTGCAGTCATCTCAAACCAATTAGGATATTTAGTTTGCATAACCCTTGCCCCTACTAAAAGCATCGTAGTAGTTTTCGTCCATATTGAATCGCTTCATATGTCCTACTGTTGCACCAGTATCACACCAGAGTGGAATCTCTGCTTTGTTTACTACTGCAAAGAAGTAGATGTCCTCACCAGTGAACTGCTTGTTAGCACCCACTTCTGTAAAGAACGGAACTCCTGGTAATGCTTCTTTGATTCTTGTTATTACACTGCGGTGCATTAGGCAAAAGCCCATACCAGCAGCAGATACTTTCATAAAGGTATTCTTTGGTAACGGGTCTAACCTTCTAATCCCAATACCAAACTCAGCCTCAGCAAACTCATAGACAGTTGCTAGAGGTTTCATCAATGGTTGCTCTGGTTCGTTACTTGTAAAGTAAACACCAGTAAGCAAAGGTATATCTACAGCATCTCTACGATTCCAGAGTTTGAGAAACTTCTCTGGAGTAATCATAATATCTGAGTCAAGCCAGAGTAACCAATCAGATTTATTATTGTCATACCAGCGATTGACTAACATCTCTCGCTGTTGTGCTATCTGATTACCGTGGGCACGAAGGGAGCCACAGAACTCTACGCCTGAGTTTATCAGGGTGTCTACGACACCTTCCATAAACTTGCCATCTACCATACCATCATCGCACCAAGCGACTGCTAACGTTTCTTTCATTGTCCCCTGCTTTCTTTTTTATCCGCCGTATGCTTTTGGATTTCTCAAGTACTCAGCCTTCTGAGAAGGAGTCATCTTGAAAGGATTAATCTTTGTTGGCATAACAGGTCTTTTGGGAGTGGTTTTAGTTATTTTTTTAGGCAAAGGTATAGGCTTTGATGAACGAGTTGGTGCCTTAACCGAAGGACGTTTAGGTTTAGGAGAAGTATACATTACTTCTTCTTGCCCATTTTTTTCATAGCCATTTTCTTCATGACCATCTTCTTGCCAGTCTTTTTTGCTGTTTTCTTTGCAGCCATCTCACCTGCTGCTGTGTAAGGGAATGACATTTTTCCGACTTTAGGCATTATATTCCTGCTTCCTTGAGTTCTTTCATTACGTTGGCTGTTGGTTTGTCTATCTTCTGTGCTTGTACCATTGTGTTACCGTCATAGGCTGCACCTAATTTTTCAGATGCTTTATGTGCTGCTTCTATCTGTTTTATTTTTGTGCCATTAGGTTGGATACCCTGTGCTCTAGCACTACGATATGCTTCTAGTTCAGAGTTCCACTTCTTTTGAGTAGTACCACTTGCTATTACATCACCTCTGGCATCGCCAGTAGATAGTTGCAATCCTTCTGCCTTACATCCAAAGCAACCTTCTACATGTTCTGGGTGCTTTTGTATTCTATGTAATCCCATTATTCCACCGTAAAGTTAGCCGAAGTTACGATACCGTCAGCAATCATTGCTGTTCTGATAGCCTCAGTAATTCCAGTATGTTGGCATCCACCCATATAATGTGCGGTGTATTCTTCTAACTCTTCTTGAGTTGGAAACTGAATAAGTGAGTAAGTACCACCACTAAGAATAATAGTGTAACTCTTTGTGCGTTGCTTGAAGTGTGTAAACAAACGATGTCCACCAATAGGACCCTGTTCAAGGGTTGGTGTTACAAGTGTATACGTTGCCATTGTTCTCCCTTAATGGATTTACTGCCAAGCAGTAGGTCGTGTTCGCCGTTCCTACTGCTTAGCCGTCAATCAACTATGCGACTGATGAACCATTGAGAATACGATACAAGGCTGCTTCGCGGTAACGCTTGAAGCCAAGAACGCCGTACCAACCCATTGGGCGGAAACGCATCAAGTGGTCAATAACTGGACCGATAACTGTATGTGGCTCTTCAGCAACGGCTTCAGCCAGTGCTTCCTTGCCAGCAAGAATTGTACGGTATACCTTGGCGCTTGAAGCACCGTCAGTATCATTGTACATACGAGCAGACTCTACAAAGTAGGCTCCTTCGTATGAACCAATTTCTCCAGCCCAAATGTTTTCATTTGAGTTGTACTCATGTGGCAAGCGCCATCCACCAGCACCAGTCTCAGCACGAAGGTCGTGTGAGATTTCTGGGTGAATACCGCACCAGTACATTGAGCCCTTGCGTGGAACTGACAGACCTGCACGCAACTTAGCAACAGCCTTGCGGATGTTAGCAGAAGTGATTGTGTCTGTAGCAGCAATTGTTACTGTGTTAGTACGTGTGCCACCATAGATGACGTTAGTACCACCACGAAGTTCAGTCTGTGCGACTGTATCAATTGAACCTGCCATGTTAAACGCAATGATATTAGCGATTGCTGGGTCTACATCAGCAAGGCTGAAGAGTTCCAACGCACGTGTTGTGAGAACAGAGTTACCATACTCAGCAAGAGTAATAGTAACTGATGTTGGTGCAGCAATCTGTACTGAGTCACGCTCAGTTGATTCTGTAAGTGCAGTTGTCTGTTCAGACAAATCTGCGTATAGTTGTAGAACTACGGTTGAGCCAGGGTTTGCCAATTTAGCAGGGCGCTTGTCAGCGACACTACGAATTAGAGGCTCTGAACGCAACGCAAAGTCTAGTAGACGGTCATACGCCTTTTGGACGAGACCTGCAGCACCAGCGGTACCAGCGAGGTTGCCACTAGAGGATGTATATGCATTAGCCATTGTTGTTCACCTCCTAAGGTGAGTTATGAAATTACTATGTATTTATTGCTGTTGAGAGTAGATAATTTGATTGAGTTCTTCTGCGGAAGCCGCATTATTAATTCTCATCAATAAATCTTCTGCTCGGTCAGGGGTCATACCAAGTTGAGTAACAATGTCTTGCTGCCGTAAGGCTGCACGATTTATTTCTTGTTCTTGATTTACCTCTGGCGCTACTAATCCAAACAGGTCTCCATTATCTTCAAGCCAGTTATTGACTGACTCTTCGGTAATATCATCCAAGTCTTTTAGGATTAGTCGTTGTGCCTTTGGATTGACACCCTTCTTGTCTAGGACTTCTTTGACTGTACGCTCACGCTGCGACTTGGATAGTCCCTCAAGTTGCTCAGTGAGTTCTTTGATACGCTTCTCATCGTTGCGCTTGGCTTTCCGTAACTTTTTAAGTAAGTCACTTCCATCCATCTGCACTTCGGTGTCGGTATCTAGTTCGTCTTCGTCTTCATCCCAGTAGTTGTTGCTCATAGCAACCCACCCTTCTATTCGTTTGAATCGCAAGCCTCAGATTCTAGTCGGGGAACTAGCCTGGCTCTTACTACCAGTCTTCTACGCTATGT